AGTATGAAGTAGAATACGACAAACTTTTCGATAAGTTTTCGTCTAGCAAAGCGTTTGAAGAAGATGTCGGTATCTCTTCTTTCGGTCTTGCAGTGAATAAGCCTGAGGGTTCTGCGGTCTCTTATGACAGCGAACGACAAGCATTCATCACGCGTTATCAACACGCTGTGTTTGCTCTCGGTTTTATCATCACTCGTGAGATGATGGAAGATGACCAGTATGATGTGGTTGGTCAACGTAAGGCTCAAGGTCTTGCATTCTCCATGCGTCAAACGAAAGAGGTTATTGCTGCTAACGTGTACAACCGTGCTTTCTCTAGCTCGTACACAGGCGGTGATGCAGTCTCTCTGATTAACGCTTCTCACGTCAATCTGAAGGGTGGTACTTGGTCTAACCAAATCGCTACCGCTTCTGACTTGTCTGAGGCTGCTTTGGAACAGGCTTGTATTGATATTGCTGGTTTCACCAATGATGCTGGTTTGCTGATTGCTGTTCGTCCTGAATCGCTCATCATCCCACGTCAATTGATCTTTGAAGCTAAGCGTATCTTGGGCACCGATGGTCGTGTCGGTACTGACAACAACGATCTGAATGCTATCAAGACTCTGGGTTCCATCCCTAAGGTTATCACTAACCACTTCTTGACAGATACGGATGCTTGGTTCATTCGTACTAACGTGCCTCACGGTATGAAGCATTTTGAACGTCGTGCTGACGCCTTCGATATGGATAATGACTGGGATACCGAGAACGCTAAGTTCAAGGCTACTGCTCGTTACTCGTTCGGCTGGACTGATCCACGCGGTCTGTACGGTTCGCAAGGAGCCTAATTTTAATCAGGGGGTTGGCTTAGGCTGATCCCCTTTTTTAAGGAATAAAATGGCTATTAATTTCGTACAAGGTCAGGTCGCTGTAGGCGATCCTGCTGCTGGAACAGGTCCTAATGCCACTAGTAATATTAAAGATGTTGTTGTAAAGGTAGTTAAACTTACCTCTGCCAACTTCCAAGTTACTACTGCTATTAACACGTTGGTCGCTGTTCTTCCAGCAGATTCTACCATCCTGAGTTTCACCTATTGGAACAAGACAAAACTGGCCGGAGGCTCTGTAGCTTCTGCTGCTTTGAGTCTGGGCTCTACCTCCGGTGGAACTGAGTTTGTTTCTGCTTTTGATGTGTTTACCACAGTAGGTACACAGGCTTTAATTACTCCAGTGACGGGCATTATGCAGAACTATAGTATCCCACTTGCTGGTGATATTCAGATCTGGGCTAAGGGTCTTACGACCACTGGCACACCAACATCTGGTGAAATCTACGTATCTATTGAATACGTTCGTTAATCTAAAAGGGGGCTTGTCTCCCTTTTTTTCTATTAAGGTGTTAACATGTCGAATGTAACTCGAACCGCTCCTCTACAACCAAGTATTAAGAATACATTTGTGAATGCTACCTCATTGGGTGCTACACAAATCATCGCAGCACAACCGGGTATGTCTATCCGAGTCATTGACGCTGCTGTTACTACTACTCTTGCAAACAACATTAAGTTCTTGTCCGCCGCTGCTGATATTTCTGCTACCCTCCCTCTTGGTGCTACTGGTGGAGTTGTTCTGCCCTTCAATGAGCATGGTTGGTTCCAGACTAATGTCGGTGAAGCCTTGAGTATCAATCTATCCGTAGCTACTGCTACTGGCGTACAGATCAACTACATCATTCTGTAATGTCTATTCTAACATCTTTAACTAATTGGATGGCTCCAAAGACCCCTCCTACCTACGTAGGAAAGAGTTGGAAAAGTGGTATGTGGGTCATGTACCAAGACAAGATTGCTGTTATTGCTAACATTGCAGAATTGACAGAGATCCACTATACAGATAAAATCACTGGTGAAAATATTGGTATTGCCTACGTTCCCTTGGAAGCTTTGCGACAAGCCCGCTTCCCAGAGATTCCATCACAACGCAGAATGGTCTCTGCTGACAAAGCATTGGAGTTAGGCTATGGCCCTTAATGTCCCCGACGTAGGTGAAAACATTGCTCTGGAAATGCTGGTCAATAAGACTGCTCCACAGAACCTAGTTCTCCACCTCTATCAGAATAACATCACACCGTCTGACACTGATACAACTGCTACCTATACCGAAGCTAACTTCACTGGATACTCTGCTATCACATTGACAGGTGCTTCTTGGAATTCTGCTAGTGGCGGGACCATTGCTTACTCTGCACAGCAGACCTTTACATGCTCTGGTGCCTCTTCTAACAGCATCTATGGGTACTATGTGACTCAGTCTTCTTCAACCATCCTAGCATGGTCCGAACGCGATGCCTCAGCACCGTTTACCATTGTAAATAGTGGTGATGCTGTGAAGATTACGCCAACCATCTCGGCGAGCTAATTATGGCATCTGGACAAGGCACAGCTACCGTAGACTTCGGGGCATATCCGGGTTCTAGTGAAGCATCTGTTGCTGTTACGGGACAAGGTTCTATTGGCAGTGGTAGCAAAGCAGAAGCATTCATGATGGGAGATGATACGTCGTCTTCCCATACAGCAGCCGATCATCGTTATGGTGCTGCTCTAATTGGCCTCACCTGTGGCACACCCACAGCGGCTACAGGATTTACAATTTATGCTCGGGCATTGGACAAGCTACAAGGTACTTGGACTGTGCGATGGGTGTGGGCAGACTAATAAGGAATAGAACATGGCATTAGATACCGCAATCGTTGGCGCAGTCTCGGGGACTGGTGCTGACGTAAATGCATCTCGACAACTTAAAATTATCCCAGAAGTAGACGCCTACACTAATGGATTGAATGTGGGAGCTGTTCGTGCCTTTGGTGAGGTTGATGCGGGGTACATCACGGGTATCCCAGTTCTCCGGCCTCCAGAAGTAGATAACGACTACCGTATACGTATCTCTCAAGACTTGTTGCTTGATGAAGAGGTGTTTAACTATGTAGCACAGAACACCGGCAAGCATTCCCACACTGTCACGACGATGGCATCGACATGGACCGCCGGACAGTTCACAACGAATAGTGCATCTATCACCACAACTACCACAGGGGTGATGCTTGCTACATATGCTTTCTTCCCCGTCACCGGTACGACAACGCTTAGTCTTGACACTGAGTTGGCCTTATCTGCCCAGCCAGTAGCCAATACCTTTGTAGAATGGGGTATCGGGGCTCCCGGTACACAGACAGGGGCTCCTGTTGATGGTATCTTCTTTCGTTTGAATAGTGCAGGTCTTCAAGGCATTGCATCATTTAACGGCTCTGAGGTTAGTACTGGGGTATTCTCTTTGTCTGGTGGTACTGGGACTTGGGCATATACTAATAATAAGAGATACCAGTTTATTTGCTATCAAGCAATGACTGAGGCAATGTTCTGGGTAAACGACGGAACGGGAGCTGTGTTGTTGGGCTCTATCCCTCTCCCAGCAGGTAGTTCCCGTATGAGTATGGCCTCGGCATCACAGGTGTTCTTCAAGCACCGTATCACTGGTGGCGCGGCGGGCGGGGTTCTTCAGTGTTCTGTTGGTGCATACAGTGTCCGCCAAGGCGGAGGTAACGTGTCTACCACAGCCTCTACCGGTGGTAATCGTACATTAGGATCATATCAAGGTTTGAGTGGTGGAACAATGGGTAGCTTGGCAAACTATGCAAATAGTGCTAATCCTACAGCAGCCGTACCAACCAACACCACTGCTGCATTGGGTGTGGGACTGGGTGGACAGTTCTGGGAAACTGTGTCTCTTGCAGCTAACACCGACGGTGTCATCCAAAGCTACCAAGTTCCTCTAGGTACTGTCAACGTACAAGGACGTAGGTTATGTATTCGTGGCGTAGGTCTCTCTTCTTATGTCCAGACAGTGGTTGTGGGTGGTCCTTACATTGCCCAGTACTCTCTTGCTTTTGGACACACAACGGTCTCCCTTGCCACAGCAGAGGCAGTAACAGCCAAGGCACCACGACGCGTTGCCCTACCCGCCTTTACTCAGGCGGTGACAGCCGCTCAAGCCGTTAGTACCATAGTGTCACAACCTGGTGACTCCTATGTTGACTTTGGGGATGCTCCTGTATATGTCAATCCTGGAGAGTTCGTGCAGCTTGTGACCAAGCATGTAGGAACAGCAGGCACCACAGGAACAGTTGCCCATGTAGTTTTGTTTGTATACGGCTGGGAATAACTAGATGTCCCTCTTACTAGCATTAACTAGTGGTGGGACTACTTATACAATCTTACCAAGTGGTTTTATTGTATTATCAGGGAACTCACTAGGAAGCCGTACAAGGCTTCAAACAGCTTCAGGCACCCTACTATACACTGGCACAGCTACACAGCTTAGAACGAGGCTACAGAGCCCTTCTGGGCTAGTTACCTACTCTGGAACTAGTGCTATAACATATGTCCCAGTAGCAGGAACTACTTACACTATTACTCCATCGGGTAGTATTAGTTTCAGTGGTTCTCTATTAGTACTAAAAACTAATGTTCAAGTAGCTTCTGGGATTGTTACCTTCAGCGGTAGCTCTTCTTCTATTAGAACACGAGTCACTAGTCCTAGTGGATCTATGGTATTCACTGGCACAGTAGCTTCTATTAAAACTAAGGTTGTCTCTACAGTGGGTAGTGTGGTATTCAGCGGATCGGCTGCTATGATTGGACCGGGAATAGTGACTACTTCTACGACATGGCGTACATTAACAGGAATGGGTATGTAAATGAGAAATCACTTAATCTTAGGCGATTGGAATGCTTTATGTGATTCATGTGGTCGTAAATTCAAAGCCTCCTCACTACGTAAGCGGTGGGATGGTTTGATGGTTTGTGAGCATGACTTCGAGAATAGACATCCCTCTGACTTCTTACGGGTACAACGTGAGCGAATCACTGTACCATTCTCTAGGCCCTATCCTAGTCAAGATACCTATTTAGCGGGTGATCCTCTGTTGACTGAGGATAGTGATTACATACATGGATCCCTCTACTACATAACAGATGAGTATGGTATTCCTATAACAACTGAGAATTAAATGTCTAAAATTTCAGAATTACCACAAGCCTCTACATTAACAGGCACAGAGACCTTACCCATTGTACAAACAGGTAAGACTTGTAAAATACTGTTCTCTACATTACGGGGTGCTACTAGTGTCACAGACGAGGGAGCAGTCGCTGATGGTATCACTGATGCCTCTTCAGCTATTCAACGCGCATTGAATAACGGTGGGAATATCACCTTCCCCGGTGGTACATACAAAGTATCCACCGCACTGACCATCCCTAGTAACACTCATGTGATGCTTAGTTCGGATACGGTACTGGACTTTTCAAGTGCCGGGTCATCGTCATTCTTTACCAGTGTCGGTACAGCGGAGACATCTATGGCGACTACGTCCAATGTGACACAGTTCTCTCGCTTGATTCAAGTCGCAAGTACCGCAAGCTTGGCAGTTGGAGACATGATCCGATTGTCATCGGACACGGTGTTTGATTCGCTGCGAACATCATCCAAGATTGCAGAAATCGTATTTGTTGAGTCGCTTACCGCTACTGACATTACGACCACGGAGCCGATTCAAGACGCTTACACAACAGTAGCAAACGCCAAAATCGAGAAGATAACGCCTGTCACTAATGTGCATATTAGTGGTGGCAAGATCGTCGGAGCAATTGCACAGTCTAATGTGGACTATGGGGCTGACTTCAAATACTGCCGCAATGTCTCGATAGAAGGTACTTGGTTCTACCGTATTGACGCAGCCATGATCCGTATTATGAATAGCGTAGATGTATGGGTTCGTGGTTGCAGGTTTGAGCTTGCAAACGCAGACCTAGCTTATGGTGTCAGCTTCATTGATGCGACACGGGACAGTGGATGTGTTGACTCCACATTCCTGCAAGTCCGTCATTCACTCAGCACCAACAACTCAGCAGGCGCCGCCAGTGGAATCCCACGACGGATCCTATTTGAAAACAATATTATCTATGACTCCGCGCTGACAGTTGGATTACTTGGATCAAACACCATAGACACTCACGCGGCTGCGGAAGATATTATAATTTCAGGAAACTCTGTATTTGCATCATCCTCTATCGGCATTGGTGTCGAATGCCCTTCTGCTACGGTGATTGGGAACCAGATTGTCAACACCATATCGGACGGCATTGCCATTGTGAACTGGTCTGATAGAACAGCGAATTACACAGTCACAGGAAACACAATTAAACGTGCTGGTGATCGCGGAATTCGGGTGCAGTCAGCGTCTGCTAGTGCTGGTGCTATTGTGTCTTCCCTACTGTCGTCAAACTCAATTCAAGATTGGGTCAGCTACGGGATAACTACTGGTTTATCAGCAGCACCTTCGGCCAGTGGTCTTGTCATAAACAACAACACCATTCAGAACTGCGCGGGATCGCTGGCATCAATGTATGTCGTAAAGAGTACGATTGCATCAATCGCTGGAAACTCCATTACTTGCGTTGGTACAGCGCAAAGCGGTATACGTGTCGAATTGACAACCTACAGTTCAATCACAGGTAACTCGATAAAACTAGCGACTTCTTCATCGGCTCAAGGTTTTAATGTAATAGCTGCTTCTGCAAATGATTGCCTTGCCATCGCAATTTCAGGAAACACTGTTTACTCTCAAACACCCTCCGGTTCACGCGGAATTACTTTAGGTGCTGGGGCAAGGCAAATATCAATCGGTGCGAATACACTTCAATCTTGCACAACTCCTATAAGCGTGACAACTTCAACAATTGCGACAGGGATTATTACTCTTGTTGGCAACACCACAATGGTTTATGTAGATACAGAGGCAGCAGCAGCTACCGATGATCTGGATACTATTTCTGGTGGACTAGAGGGTCAAGTGACCACTTTCAGGGCCATCAACGCTGCACGTGATGTAGTGTTTAAAGATGCCACAGGAAACATGAGGCTCGCTGGAGACTTCACACTTACACACACCGATGACACGATAACGCTGCTTTATTCCGGTGCTGTCTGGTTAGAAGTTTGCAGAAGCGACAACACCGTATAACTATGAGCGAATATCAAACACTAATTAACATCTTCTTAGGGGCAGCATTGACTGTCTCTGGGTGGTTCTACAGAGTTCTTTGGGACGCCGTCTCAGATCTGAAAACAGACCTCTCTAAACTTAGAGAAGAGATTGCAAAGGACTATACCCCACGTAATGACTTTAAGGAGTTTGCTACAGAGATTAGAACTATGTTCCAAAAGATCAGTGACAAGCTAGATAATAAGGCAGATAAATAATGGCCCTAGATCCACTAACAGCGGTATCTGATTTAGCTACTTCGGTAATTAATAAGATATGGCCTGACAAGACAGAAGCTGAGAAACAGCAATTATCTGCTGCTGTTGCCATTGTGCAAGGGCAGTTGAACATTAACCAAGAAGAAGCTAAAAATCCAAATGTCTTTGTTTCAGGCTGGCGTCCTGCTATTGGTTGGATATGCGGCACGGCTCTTGGTTATACATATATCGGCTATCCCGTACTTGTATGGATCACTACTATTTGGTTTCCTGCAATCCATGCTCCCGCTTTGGGGAATGATGGGATGCTTATGGAATTACTATTTGGTATGCTAGGTATGGGTGGCTTACGTACATTTGAAAAATTAAGGGGAGTTGCTTAGTATGAGTACAAGTGGAACCACAACATGGTCCCTCCAACGGGACGCAGTAATTAACGGAGCATTGCGTAAGCTCTCAGTTTTGTCTGGTGGTTCTACTCCAGAAGCCTTTGAGATTACCAATGCAGCAGAAGCCTTGAATGCTATGATTAAGGGCTTTCAGGCAGATGGTATGCCCGTATGGGCCATTAAGAAGTTCACCTTCACAATGGTCAATGGAACCCCTGCATACAGCATTGGAGTAGGTCAGACATTGAATACACCCATGCCGTTGAAAGTATTACAAGCATATCGTAATCAAGCTAATAGTGTGAATGTTCCAATGAACATCTATACCAATTACAATTACAATATCTTGCCCTTGACAGTGTCTTCTGGTGTACCCATCAATTTATATTACCAGCCTCAGTCAGTGGTGGGAATAGTTAATCTCTGGCCTATTCCTAGTGATAGCACAACTACTATTACCTTGGTCTATCAACGCCCATTCGAGGATATGGTAGCATCTACGGATGACTTTGACTTCCCGTCCTATTGGACAGAAGCATTGATCTATGGCTTGGCTTGGAGACTGTCTGGTGAATATGGTATGCCTATTCAAGACCGTGGTGTTCTCTCTAAAGAGGCAGAGTTCTTCCATCAACAAGCTCTGGGGTTTGGTCAAGAGGAAGGTAGTATGTACATGCAGCCTGATTGGTCAGGACGTAGATAATGGCTTTCACAAAGGCTCCTGTTTCCTCTACGTATGATACGAAGCGTTTTGACTTTGCTATCTCCCCACACCAACGATCAGGTAACTTACAGAATAAGGATGCAAGGCTCTTAAACATGATGGTAGAGCCCCTCACAGCCCCCACAGAAGAGAACAAGCGTATCACAGTTAAATCCCGTCCGGGACTGGCCGCTGCCTACACTGTGGGATCTGGGGTAGCTCGTGGATGCTACTACTGGTTTGTGAGTGGTGTAGGGTATGTCATCTCTGTCTGTGGTTCATCTGTCTATACCAATGGTACATCTTTGTCGACCCTAACGACCTCTACAGGACCAGTTGGTTTCACCGAGTTTGTATCATCTACAGGAACTGTCTCGTTGGTCATGGTGGATGGTACTAAAGGATATGTATTCTCTTCTCCTACCGTGGCTCCTACAGCCATCACAGCAGTGGACTTCCCTACACCGCATGTACCTATGCCCATCTTCATGGATGGGTATTTATTCCTAGCTAAGTTGAATACAGAGGACGTGTATAATAGTAACTTAGATGATCCTGCTCTTTGGACTGCTGGTGACTTCATCTCTGCTGAGATGTATCCAGATAACATTGTAGCATTGTCTAAGAACAACAACTACCTCTATGCAGTTGGTAACAACTCCATCGAGTACCTGTATGATGCTGCTAATGCCACAGGAAGCCCTCTAGGACGCCATGAATCAGCCGTACAGCAGTTCGGTACAGTTGCCCCAGCATCAGTGGTGCAAACAGATAATGAGGTCATCCTGCTAGGTGAAACTGGGAATGGCGGGCACACTGTCTGGACAGTCTCTGGATTTAAGCAGAAGGAAATTGCTACAGCAACTATTAAAGGTATCTTGCTAGTTGAGGGTGCTGCTTTAAAGACGGCCACTGCTCATTGTATTAGGGTATCTGCTCAGAAGTTGTACATCGTAACCCTTACCTCAAGGACATTGATTTACAGCTTCACCACAGAGTTATGGAGTGAGTGGGCCTCTGGTGCTACTGGAACAGCCTCTTTCATAGGAAGCCATTCCTCGGATGGTCCTAACGGTGCTGCATACATCTTGGATAAGAGTGGCGGTCTTGTCTACTCTATTAGTGAAGAGACTTTCACAGACAATGGTACTCCTTTCCTATGTGAGGTAACCACTAACAAGTATGACTTTGAAACATTCAACAGAAAGACTATGAGTAGGTTAGCCCTTATAGGAGATGTTCCTGATTCTACCAGTGTAGATAACACCGTGCTAGTATCTTGGACAGATGATGATTATAAGACATGGTCTACTGCTAGGTCATTATCTTTTAATTATGACTATCCTAAGATTACACAATTAGGTAACTTCCGCCGTAGGGCCTTCAAGTTCAGTTATAGTCTACCACATCTTCTTCGTTTAGATGGATTTGAAGTAGACATCAACAAGGGAAATCAATAGTATGGCAGGAGGTTTACCACCACCACCCACTAGGGCAGACAATGGTGACTTTGCATGGACAGCGTGGTATAACGCACTCTATGCTCTGTTATCAACATCTGGCTCAGTGGCTTGGACCCTTGTGAATAAAGCAGGTAGTTCTATTGCTGACTTGGCTAATAAGAATCACAATTTACTTACTTCAATGCAAGGCGGTACTACAAATGAGTACTACCATCTTAATGCTGCTGAATATAATGCTATCCATTCTATTGTGAATACCTATGGGGGTTTCTATAGTACAGCATCACAGACAGTTACGGCTGCTGATACAGCGACTACTATTGTTTTCAATGGAACAGAGTACACAAGTAATGTGTCTTTAGGAACTCCAGCATCGCGGGTTGTTATCTCTAATACAGGGCTATTTCGTATTGATGTAGACTTACAGTTTAGTAAAGCCAATGCCTCTACCTCTCTTGTAGACTTCTGGTTTATGAAGAATGGTGTGGATGTAACTAACAGTGCCTCAACATTAACACTAAGTGGTAATAATGTACGTGTGGCTGTTTCACACACATTACTTGAACAAGTAACAGCAGGTGATTATTTTGAGGTGTTATTTAGTAGCCCAGATGCTGCTATGTCTATCACAGCTACAGGTACTCAGACAAGTCCGACTAGACCGGCTGCTCCCTCTGTTCTACTAACTGTGGAACAGATACGGTAACTTTAAGGAATGAATATGAATATTTTAAAACGCCATGTACTGCAAGACTCTTGGGGTGGTACTTCTGATGGACAATCTGGTTATAGTGGAGGAGAATACTCTGGGGATATGAGTCCTGTACAGAATATGCCAGCAAACCCTTGGGGCGGTGTGCAAGAGGGTCCAGCCACTTCTCCACAGACACCCCAGTATCAATCAGATTTTCTAAAGAACCTGTTTAACAATCCAGAAACTGAGTATGGTGACTATGGACAGATTAATAATCCTGTAGTTTCTCAAGCTGTTAATGCTTGGGCTCCTGTACAAGAGGGTATGGCTACCATCAAAGCCCCGCAAAGTATGTGGGGAGAAGGTGCCATGCGTCAAGAGTATGACGCAAATGGAGAGGCTCAAGGGTTCATGACAACTCCTTTTGCTAAGGGTTTGATGAAAGCTGGCATTGGCCTAGGCCGTACTGCTTTGAACTCTACTCCACTAGGTGCTATGGCTAATGTGGGATATGATATGTCTCAAGGTGTCAATCCAATGCGAGCCCTTGCAGGGGCTATCCCCGGTTATGGTGGTATGGTAGCACGGGGTGCTGCTGACGTCGCTGGTGGGGCTCCTGTAGGTCAGGTAGCAGGGAATGCCCTTGGTGGTGCCCTAGGCAGTCAGGTAGGGGGATATGTAGGCTCTCAAGCAGGAAATGCAATAGGAGGTTCCATGATGGGGGCATTAGGTGGCATGGGTCTGTCTAGTTGGGGTGGGCAGCAGGGCGCTGCTGGAGGACGGTCTTTGGGTGGAATGATGAATGCTTCATTCAATCCCGGACAGCAACAACAAGGCCTTGCACGACCCTCTTTTGGTGTGGGTGATGTTGCCTCTGGATTGATGGGTCTCTATTCTGCTCATCAAACAGGACAACAAGCACAGCAGAATGCTGATATGAATCAGGGTGCTTTGCAGGGACAGATTAGTCAGTTGTCTAGTATGTACGGACAAGACAGTCCTTATGCACAACAGCTACGACAGTCGTTGGCCCGTAAGGATGCCGCATCGGGTCGTAATAGCCAGTATGGGCAGCGAGAGGTTCAGCTACAAGCTGCCTTGGCTGAGAAAGCTGCGCAGAACGCCCAAGCCGTGAGCGGGTTGTCCCAACAATCCCATGCTCAGAATGTTGCTAACACTAATGCCCAGACAATGGCACGTAATCAACAAATGGGTATCTTAGCTGGTATGGGTAAGTCTTCTGGATTCAATGATTGGGCTGGTGGACAACTCAAAGACTTATGGACTCAGTATGGTCCTTCTGCCCAAGCACAGCAACCTGTGTACCAAGCCCCGTCGGAGCAGTACCAGTATAATGACTCTACGCAGTATACCTAAGGATTAATTATGGATATGCCAACCTATACAGGATATGGGGATATGCTTGCTATGAATCCCTATGCTCAATTCCAAGCTGGTCAGCAGCAGGATTTAGCTAGTCAGTTTCAGAATCAAAAGTATCAGCAAGAACAGAACACTACTCAAAAAGGTACTCTGGAGAATCAACAATCCACTTCAATGAATCCTATGTTGCTTGAACAGCAGCGTGGAATCAATCAAGGAACAGACATTAAGAATCAGGGCGCTCAACTTACCTTAGAAGCTCAACAAGCTAATCAGGCTAATGTCTTGTCTAAGCAACAACGACAAGCTGCCTTAGATGCTAGTGAAGATGAAATGAAGCAGTTTGATGTTCATGTCCGTAAGATGTTAACATCCCCTAATCCTGCTGAACGAGATCAAGGGGCACAGATGCAGCAATATCTTAGTTCCTTCCAAACAGAGCGTAGGGCTGCCCAAGATAAGATGGCTCTACAACAAGAGCAATCACGTAGTCACCTACAAGGTATCGGAGCACAGACAGCAGCACAAGAGCGTATGAACACAGCTAACATCAATGCAGGTAAGTTCACTAAACGTGGTGCTGCTGGAGTTCAGAATATTCAAGACTCTGTACAGTCTGGTAAGATGACTGCTGAGAAAGCTGCTGTAGCTCTACATGCTGCTGCTCAGTTTGCAGAAGATCCTGATACGGCTCAGAAGTACACAGAGATGGCTCAGCAGTATGAGCAGTTTGCTATGCAACAACGCAATGCTACTGCTGGTGGTAAAATTGATATCGGTGCTGCTACGGGTATGCCTACTCAGAAGGTTGTTCCTGCTCTAGGTAGTCCAAAGCCTAGAGGCACTGCCGATAATCCAATCGTTCTAAAATAAGGAAATTTAATGCCTGTTTATCAATATGAAGGTCAGCACTATGATCTGCCAGACGGCTTGTCGAATGAACAGGCAATTTCTAAAATAGAGATGCATCTAGGGAAGTCTTCCAAATCAACATTGCCTGATACTGCTCCTG